CACAGCGCGACCTCCCGGTCGCTCATGGCGGCGACGACACTCGGCGGCGTCCCGTGGTTTACGAAAAGGTAGTAGCTCAGAGCCACGTCACGGGAGTCGCCCTCGATCAGTTTTTTGCCTCTTCCTCGTCCTTGAGCAGGCTGTCGGCGTCGAAGCCGTTGAGCTTCATGATCTCACCGACCAGCGCGCTGTACTCTCCGGAGAGGAGCATCTTGCCCGGTACCATCATCGGGTCGAGCACGCCGTACGCTTCGCACATCCGGCTGTCCTGGAAGTCCGGCTGGACGGTGCACTCCACGATCAGGGCGTTGGTGTAGGCGGACGTGTCGAAGATCTCCGTCGTTGTGCCGTTGACCAGCTTCCGCCGGGTGTACTTCTTGATGAGCTGCGAGTTTTCGCCCTGCGGGATCGTCTTGATCTCAAAGGGTACCGGTTTCCCGTCCTCGCCGACGAAGCGCTTGGAAACCTCTACTTTTTTTGTCTCTTCCACCGCGATCGGGTGGAGAAAAGCGTCTAAAACTCCCATGTGATTCAGTCCTCCTTGGTTTGTGTGACCGTGACAACCGTGACAGCCGTGACGGCATTTCCTTACGCGCGTATATGCGCAGGCACACGCACGCGTCTCGCGCGCGCATATATGTCTAATATCTCTAATCTGATTAAGAGAATTTGTCACAGCTGTCACTGTCACGGGTAAGTGGTCTCTTTCGATCAGCTGCCCAGCTGGTCCGGGTCGTGGAAAGCCTTGAGGACGGCGACGTCCGTAAAGGAAAAGCCGACCTCTTCCTCCAGAAACTCTGCATCCGCGTCGAGCATCGCGATCGGCACCTTGGACAGCTTGCAGTTGTAAAGCACGACGATCTGAGAGCCAACAGAAGTGCTCGGGTCGTCGTTGACGATCTGCATGGAGAAGTAGGGCAGGCGGCCCGTCTTCCGGTACTCCTGCAGCATCTCGAGGAAGTACGGAGTGCCGTAGTAGATCGTCATGGTGCCGGTCTGCGTCACGCCAGTGGTCTTTTTCTGGACCAGGGTCGTGCCGATGACCTTAAAGTCGGATTCCTGGAACTCAGCGTCCGCCTGGATCTTCTTGGCGCCGAAGAGCTCGTGGTTCCGCCCGTCTCTGGTGAGGATCGCCTTTCCGGACTTGCCGTTAAGGGCGTCCCGTTCAAGCAGAAAGCTCATAGGTCATCTCCTTTCTCATGCCGCCGCGACCGCGACGCTCACGGTGACGGACATGTAGATCTTCTCGATGCTGTCGACCGGCTGGATCGCGATGTTGATCAGCACGCTGTCGATGCTGTCGCCGGCAAGGACCTCAACATCTTCCGCCGTGAAGTTCTGGATCCCGCCGTTGGCCTGCATTTCGTTGAGGTAGCCGACCAGCCAGCCGCGGAGCAGGCTCCGTCCGGTGTCGTTATTGTCGACCTTGCCGATGTAATAGCTGGCGAAATGCTCGTAGGTATCATTGCAGAGCTGCATGATCACGCGCATCACGCGGTTCTTCTCAAACTCGGCGCCCTCGGTCGGCGTGACCGTGGTCTTGGAGTTGATGTCGCTGCAGATCTTGACGATGCCGAAATCGTCGATGAAGGCGATCTGACCGGCCTCGATAGCCGCCGCTGCCTGATCGTCGGTGAGCTTCGGGTAAGCCGCCACCGCCGTCGGATACTGTGCATAGGTCAGGCTCTGGTAGTACAGGGCACCGGCCTCAGCTCCCGCGACCCACCAGACGGTCTGCTGCGGAGTCAGGACAGAGCCGTCCGCCAGCCGCACGCCGTTGTGGACGCTGATGACATACTTGCTGTTCTGACCGGTGAAGTTGCCGATCACGAGCTGGCACTTCCGGCCGACGCTCTCGTTGAGCCGCTTGATGAAGGCTACATACGCATCGATCACGGTGGTGGTTTCGCCGTCATACGCCAGGATGTCGAAGCGGTACGGCTCGATCGCGGTCAGGAAGGCCGCGTCGTCTGCCACGGCGACGGTCGGGTCGACGCCGCCGGTCAGGGCGGTCCCTGCGGTCGCGGAGAGCGCGGAGCCGCTGAACTCAACCCATGCGTTGGCGGCCAGGTCTGCCACGGCACTCACGTGCTGGGTGCCTGCCACCGCGCCGTCCACGATGGTCTGGACGTCGAAGTAGCCTTCCTCGTCCGGATCCGCGATGACCGCGATGGTGATGTCGTTTCCGCGGGTGCCCTCATAGAGCGCAGTCGCGGTCAGCTCTCCGGCGGTAGCGGACGCCTTCACGCCGCCCGTGCCGGCGTAGCGGTACAGGTAGATCTTGGTCGGTCCGGCGGTCACGTCGGATCCGCGCATCATCTCCCGCAGGAACTGCGCCTGATCGGAGCCGATGCCGTAGCCGATGACCGGCGTCACGTCCTGTCCGGGAGTGATCTCCTGGACTTCGCCGAGCGGGCCCCAGGACAGCGCCTTGGCGATGGCCACGATGCCCTTGTCGCCCACGTTAGCCTGGACTGCCGGCTGGCTCTTGACGTTGATGTAAACGCCGGGGAGTTTCTTGTTCTGGGATACCCAGGTTCCTCCAGCCATAAGCTGTTCCTCCTTTACTTGCTGTTGAGGACGGCCTCGATGGCCGCCTTTGCCTCCGCGATGGTGTACTCAGGCTTGGTCAGGATCACCCTGACAAAATCCTGCTGGTAGCCAGCGAGGGCCTTGGATCTGATGAGCCACGCGGTCACATATTTGACCTCGTGGTCAGTTGCTTTTGACTTGGACATCTGTCTCCTCCGTCTGCATGGGAATGTGCTCCACCGGCTTAGAGACTCTCTGCGAGATCCTCAGCCGGTAGTGCAGCTCCTGGTCCTCGATGCTGTAGTCGCGCTCATGCGTGTGCAGCGGTACGGGATCCTCGCCGGATCCGTCCGAGTACGGCACGGTGTCTAGGATCTCGTCCAGTGTCTCAGCGACGCTGTAGAGCTCCGCGTTCGCGTCGGGCGCGTTGCGCTCCTGCACGTAGACCACATCGAGCGATACGTTCCGCATGTCGCGCGCCGAGAGCTGGTCATGGATGTCCGACGGGCGGAGGAAGATGTAAAAGCAGGGATAGCCCGATTTCTGCTGTGTCGGGCTGTCGTGAACCGGGATGCCGGGAAAAGCTGTCGTCAGCTGGGCCGCGACGCTCCGGATCAGATATTCGATCGAGTAGATCATGACAACGCTTTTTCCACCTCCGCCTTAAGCATCTTGTGTACCTTGCTCCGGTACTTCTTCTTTGCCGCGTCGACCATGTACTTTCCGGGCACGTAGTCGGTCTTGACGCCGACCATCAGCCCGCCGTCACCGGCAGGCTTGCCGACCAGCATCCCGCCCTCTACCGCAAGGTGTGAGGTGAAGTGCCGGTCCATCCGGTGCCCCTGGTCCACGTAGGACGCGTACTGCATCTTGTTGTTGAGCTCCGTCTTTCCGTGCACCGGGCGCGTGACGCTGTCAAGCTGCCAGTGCTGCGCCAGGTCTCCGGTCCGGGCGTTGACTCCCGCGATGCCCGCGCCGCCGTTCGGCGGGGTCATTTCCGTCGCCTTATCGACCGCCGCGATCGTGGCCGCCTCAGCGACCTTGTTGATGATCCGCGGGATGTCGGCCTGCGCCTTTTTGAGCTCGTCGAGCCGCTTCTGTATGGACGCTCCAAAGGTTGCCATAGCGCCCTCCTTACACCACGTTGTCCGCGTGGATCCCGACCTCCATGTGCTCGAGGCCGGTCGCCGCAGCGCCCACCGGGTCGAAATACAGCACCGGCTGGGAGGCGATGTACCTCACCGGCTTCGTCTTCCGTCCCAGCGCCGCGCCGCGCGTCACGATGAGCTCGTCACCTGCTTCGATGTCCGTATCGACCGCACAGGCCAGCTTTTCGTCCCCGTAGACCGCCGAGGCGGCCTGCCGGAGGTTTAAGTTGTTCTTCTGCGGCGAGTAGATGCGGCAGGGCACAGCGGACGCCACCAGGACGCGCTCCTGGCGCGTCAGGGCGCCATCTGTGCCGCTTTCCACGCGGTAGACATCCATCAGGTCGGTGAACCATGAGGAAAGCTGATACATGCCCCCACCTCCCTCAGATCGCGTACATGCCGGCGATGCCGATCATGCGCGCCATCGTGGCAAGCTGAGAGCCGTAGCGGGTGAGGTTCCACGCGCCCCACTTCTCCGTGCCCGCGTTGGTCGCTGCGTTATCGTAGCTGAGCGATGTATCGCCCAGTGTCGCCGTCTTGACCGTGCCGACGTTGGCGCTGTTGCCCGCAGTAGCGGCAGGCGTAGAGCCGTCCGCGTAGGTCTGCAGGCGGAGCGCCGCGAGGTGGGCCGTAAAAAGCCCTGCCGCCGTTCGCCAGTCCTGTCCCCATCGGGACGGGACCACGGAGGCGTTGGCGCTGTCCACAAATCGCTGGAGCATCGCCTCGGGGAGCATCGGAGCGTATTCACCTTCCCCCGGTGCCATCACCGTATTGCGGGTGAAAAACTCCGGGAAGTCCTCCTGGAACTGCTCCAGCGTGTAATCCCCGGCTTCGCC